CATTGCCAACCAGGATGTTGCCGCTGGTTAGTGTGGCGAGCTTGCTGTAGGCAATCCCAGCGCTGGCGTTGATGTCGGCATTGACAATCGAGGCATTGCCGCTGACGATTACGTTGCCCGACTGATCAGGGAATACGATGGCGCGATCAGCCGTTGGGTCAACCGCAGATAGGTATGTTTCGTATGCGTTGGCGGTGCTGCCCTCAAACCCAAATGTGCCAGCAGTGCCGATCAGCAACTCACCAGTTACAGTGCCGCCAGTCTTAGCGATCTTTTCATCGTCTAGTTCTTGCAGCGCTGTTTGAACGTTGGTAGCAGCAAGGTTGCCATAAGGTGTAAAGGAGATATTTGTGGCGGTTTGACCTGCAATAGCATTTGAAACGTCAACCAGATCCCAGGTTGCGCCGTTACAAATAATCATGTCCGGTGGCGCAAGCGCTACCACCGGTGCAGGCGAAATGCCGTTGCCTGATTCAGATACGACAACGTAATACTGGTTTAGAGTTGCCGAACCAGCGGGCAGTGCGTTGCCGACAACTAGACCGCCTGCAGTGCCTGCAGTTGTTACTGATGCAACTCTGTTGGTTGATGCATTATACGTGCCAGCATAAACAAGGTTCCCACTAATAACTGTCAATGGTTGCCAAGTGTTGCCATCGTAAATATAGTAATCCTGATTGGTGCTATCAAAGAATCCTTGGCCCGTAAAATCTGGCGTTGGGAATGTAACCACGCCACTGGTGCTACCTGCGCCGCCGAATTGAATGGTGGAGTAATTAGCTAGTTTAGGCCCAGTAATTGAGTTAGTGCCAAGCAAGCTTACGCTTAATGTTCCGGTTGTTATTTTACTTGTATCAAGATTTGGAATATCAGATGCTACTAATGATGTACCAGCAGTAACAATACCTTTAGTGGTTACTGTAAGTTTGGGATATGTACCAGCGGCTAGACCTGCCTGTGTTGCTAGCGAAATGGTGCCAGTGCTAACGGCAAAGTCACCGCCGACAATCACGCCACCCAATGCACTTGAGGTAGCAGCCGTAACCGATAGCGCACCAGCGCCACTGACCGAGGTGCCAGTGCCTGGGCTAACAGCACCTGGCACACCAGCAGAGGCGAGCGGTAGATCAGCCGATACCAAAGCCACAGCGCCGGTGATGTGGCCCTGCGCATCGCGGGTAATGCCGCTGGTGGTGCCAGCGGCAACTGAGTTGCTGTGGTTAAGTACGCCGCCGCCGGTAACAGATAGGCCAGTGCCAACGGATACGCCGCCAACAAGCGCCGTGGTTGCCAGTGGAATGTCAGCAGCAGCAAGCGTGGTGCCAGCGGTAACGTGGCCCCTAACGTCCACTGTTACCTTGGTGTAGGTGCCTGCGGTTGCGCCGCTGGTTGCGTGCTCTAGTGAGCCGGTGCTGCCATTGCGAACAATTGGGCTGGTTGGGGCGACGAGCCCTAGGTTGCCGCTGGATACGGCTAGGCCGCCGGTGGCTGGAATGCTGCTGGTATTTAATTTGGTGGCTGTTACCGTGCCATCCGTAAGGTTAGTGCCGCTGATGCCGCTGAGATTTACCTTGGCAACAGGGATCGAGGCGTCGTCAATCAGCGCGACGGCCTTTTGCGTGAACGCTTTGGCGGTAATCTTTTTGGTTTCGCTGGCAGCAAGGCTTGCTACAGCCAGCGGGTCGGTCGCTGCTAGATCCGCCCCAGCTAATACGGGGAGTTCTGTGATCTTGAGGTCTGCCATCAGTCGCTATCCTCCAGGATCAAGAATCCACTGCTGTCCTGTAGTTTGATTCTACTGCCGGACTCCTGCAGTAGATAACTGGGCGTTACCGTGGCAACTCTCAACTTGATCTCGCCAGTGGTGACAAACCGAATGGTGGAGCGCATTACGTCATTGCTATCGCAACTGATCCCGGCTTGAGTCACGATACCGGTAATCTCATGCCAGACCGAATCGTTGCTGGCATCTGATCCTTGGCCATAGCCACTGCCGATGATGTAGAGCTTTGCCGTAAATTCGGCGCCAAACTGCTGCCGCAACAGCAAATTATGTAGGTATATCGGCAGTTCTGCTGATGCTGGATACCGTGAACTGCTGGCATAGCGGTAATCAAACAGGCAATCAAACTGGCCGCTGCCAGTGATCATGGTGCTGTACTGGTTGCGAAATTCGTCGCCAAGGCTAGAGGTGTCAACGGTTTCGCGGTCAGTTGTTAGCTCATAGCTCACCACCTGCCCTAGTGTTCTGGGCACCGTATTGGCCACTGAGCAACTGATCGGGATGGTGCGCGAAATCGTGGCTAGCGACACGCGGCCTGTGGATTCACCGGCTACCGCATCGGTAAAGGTGCGATACAGCCTGATGCTGCCTACCTGATCGACATTGATGTACCAATTACCAAAGGGGTGCTGGGCGGCGTCATCCCAGCCGCTGGTGGCGACAAAGCTAAGGTCTGTGCCGTCGGTAGTACGAAATTCAACAAAGTCCCCAGTCAGCAAGGTGCCAACTTGAAAATCAAAGCTAAAAGTGCCTTTGGACGTATTAACGTAAGCGTTCACCACGTTGCCTTGCAGGGCATTGGCAACACCGCTGCGGATCAGCTCAACGTGACCGGTATTGCCCAGGTAAACCGCCATTACAAGCTCACCCCAGTAACTGCCCCAGTGAACTGAAACTGGACTGTGGCTTGCATTACCTCACCAACTGCGCAGCTAAGCTCGCCGCTGGTGATGATCACATTGCCTTGTACGTATTTGCTGCCCCAGCCAAGCTTGAGTGATAAAATATCAGATTCACTAATGGCGCTTGTGCCGATGATCCGCTCCAGCAACGGTTTGGGGGCATCGTCATAGTAAAAAATGGTGGCTGATCCAGTGGCCTGCCGCAATCCTGGCACGTAAGAACGCTCGGACTCGCTGATTGCTGTGGTCTCTAGTGTGTCAACGCTGCTGGAGAAGCTCCAGTTACTGACCTTGGCAACGCTGTTGCCGTTATAGGTCAGGGTGCCGTTTTTGCCGCTGTAATAGGTCATGAGTCAAGCACCCCGACTAATTTTACCGTAACCGACATGCGGCCAGGCTTGATACTGCTGAACTGTGGCGCTTCGGCATATTTGTACTTCATGCCAAACGGCGCGGCGCTATAGCGGTTTGATGTACTTGCGCTGCTATCGCCTAGGTGAAACGTAGGATTGCCAGATTTGGCAGGTTCTGTCAGACCAAACGTATAAATGGTGCCGCGACATGCCACGTAATGATCGTAAATGGCAGCGGCAATAGCTTCGGTGGTGTTGTTGTACGCCAGATCAATCGTTTGGTTGGTGCGGCGGCTTCCGTATTGGACCGTGGATTGAATGCCAGATTGCGAAGTAAAAGTCTTGCTGGGGAAATCGCCCATCGCCAGTGACCGACTGCTCGGCACGTAACTGGGGAAATCGGGCCCCTGCGGACTCATGACTGCACCTCGATCACGAACTTATTGTCGTCCAAGTCTAGGTAAGATATGGCGCCATTGGCATTTGTGCCGACATGGCTAGCGCCAATGTCCAATAGGCCATCCTCATCGTAGGCGATGGATTCGACCTTGTAGACGCGAGGGTATTGGTCGGATGGATCGTAAACAGTAAACACTGCGCCTCTAAATTTAGGATCGGTTGCGATGCCGCTGCTGTCAACCGTCATTGATGCCGACTCAACAGCCGCCATGCCAGACCGCCACCAGTACACGGTTGCCGTTTGGCTGTCGAGGCTGGTGGTGGTCACCACTTTACCGTCGTTTAATACGTGACCATTTTGAAATGACGCCACATGTCTAGCAGTGCTGGAGAGTTTGAAATACGCGCCAGGCTCTAACGCGACAGCCTCAGGTAACGTTTTGAACTGAACGGTATGGGTCGTGTTGGCTCGCACTTGAATAAGCAGCTTTGCGTAGGTTTTGGCATGTTCGATATTGGTGCAGAAGCCAGTAAAGTCCACGGCTTCGGTTGGTGCGGTTTCGTTTGACGTAAGCAGACGCACCAGCACATTGCGCGTCTCGGCAAATCCGTTCTCGATTTCCTGCCTGTATGTCACCACCACCTGCGGCGCTAGCCGTTGTTCGGTTGAGTACCAATTGACTTGCAGGCTGTCCTCGATGATGTTGCCGTCTGTGAACAACGCGCTGATCTTGGGCTGGCGGGCATAATCAATGCCGTACCCGTTACTGGAACTAGTATCAATTGGATAAGTTGGGGCAAGCGAAATCTTGCCGCCCTTGATTACAAAATCCAGCATGAAGTATGGCGCATGTTGATAAGCCCATTCGCGCACGTTGGTTTGACTTGAAATTACGCCATCAAAAAACCAACCATTAGCCTGGCAGGCTTTTGCGGCAGCGCGGAAACCATCCCAGTCGATCATGGCCTCAGGCACCAACGCGCCAGAGCCATAGACAGTAGAGCGCAGCAAGTTACGCAAGATCTCAGGGAACAAATGGCTGGCACCTGTGACACTTAGATCTGTTGGTGAGTTGACGCTATTGCCGCCACTATCCACCATCAAAGGGATAACACGTCCAGATTTAGCGTAATAGCTAAAGTTGCTAAAGCTGCTCCA